TAATATATGGAGGGGTATTAGGCAACGCTGCAACAATCCTCATAGCCATGCCTTCAAGAACTACGGTGGACGGGGCGTGTCTGTTTGCAAGGAGTGGGATAAGTTTGAAAACTTTTATAGCTGGGGCATGTCGCACGGCTATAGAAAAGGACTGTCTATTGATAGAATAGATGTTAATGGAAACTATGAACCCAAAAACTGCCGCTGGGCAGACAGGCTTCAGCAAGCAAACAATACACGCAGAACTAAATTCATAGAGTATAACGGCGAAAAGCACGCAACGGCAGAGTGGGCGCGAAAACTTGGACTTTCCAGGAGGGGTTTTGCAAGCAGGATTGCCAATATGACGATTGAAGACGCCATGACGCGCCCGCGCTATGCAAAGAAGCCTCTGGGCGCTACTGCAGAGCTCCTGAAATAGGAGGCCTACCATGACGCAGGCCGGAGACATCGGAGACGTGAGCATGTCCGAAACCATCCACGACTTTGGAAGCATCCTCGGAGGCGTTCTGAGCGCCCCGTGGGTCAAGGGGGGCCTCGCCGCAGTGGCCGTGGCCTGCGAGGCCATGGGCCTGCCCGTTGATTTAGTCTGGGCGCTGGTCGGCTTCTTCGTGGCAGACTTCGTGCTCGGCCTCTGGCTTGCCGTCCGCACCCGCGCCTTCAGCCTCCGCAAGTTCGCGAGGGGCTTCAGCAAAATCCCCGTCTACACGCTGGTGCTGGCCATTGCCTGGCTGTGCCAGTACATCGCGCAGCACGTCCTCGGTCAGGCCGTCCCCGTCCCGCTCTGGGCCTGCGCCTACCTCGCCATGCACGAGGCCATCTCGATACTGACCAAGTGCGAGGCGCTGGATCTGCCCGTGCCCAGCTTGCTGAAGCAGGCCCTGCACCGCATCAACAATGCCGCAGAAGAGAAGGTCGAGCAGGCGCTGGACATCATCGACAAGCCGAAGAGGAAGCGCCAACCGAAGGATGACGGCGCGTTCAAGAAGTTCTGAGGAGGGAGAATGGCTGGACTGACTGTTGAAATGTGGCCCATCGAAAGGTGCGTGGCCTACGCGAGGAACCCCAGAAAGAACGATGCGCAGGTGGACCGCATGGCGTCTGCCATCAAGGAGTTCGGCTTCCGCATCCCCATCGTGGCCCGAAGCGACGGGAACGTCGTAGACGGCCATTTGCGTCTGAAGGCAGCGCAGAAGCTGGGGCTGAAGGAAGTTCCCGTTGCCCTCGCGGACGAGCTGACCGAGGCGCAGGTGAAGGCCTTCCGCATCCTTGCGAACAAGAGCGCCAACTGGGCTGAGTGGGATACCGATCTTTTGCGCGTAGAGTTCGAGGAATTGAAGGAACTGGATTTCAATCTGGAGATGACGGGCTTCGAGCTTCCAGAGGTAGATGACATTCTTGGCAATGGCGCAGACTTCGACCCCGACGAAAATGCTGAAGCAACGCGCCTCGACGAGACAACGCCCAAGATGGTGACCTGCCCCCACTGCGGGCACGTCTTTGAGCTGAAGGAGTAGAGCCGATGCCGGAAGCGATGCCGGAACTCAAGTGCGCTTATGCTTCACACGAGGCAGCAAAATATGCCTGTGAGCACTGGCACTATTCCAAGTGCCTGCCTGCGGGCAAGCTGTTCAAGTTCGGAGCATGGGAAGACGGGCGCTTCATTGGCGTGGTCATCTTCTCGCGAGGTGCAAACAGTGGCCTTGGAAGGCCTTATGGCTTAGAGCAAACAGAATGCGTGGAGTTGACCCGAATAGCGTTGCGCGAGCACAAGCATTTTGTTTCAGAAATCATGGCCTGTGCAATAAAAAAACTGCGCGAAACGAACCCCGGCCTTCGGTTGATAGTTTCCTACGCTGACCCAGAACATGGCCACATCGGAGCGATCTACCAAGCCACAAACTGGATTTTTGACGGATACAGCCACGCTTCTGAGGAATATATTGTCAACGGCAAGCGAATACACGGCAGGAGCATTCGCAGTAAAAAACCAAAATACATGACCACGAAACAGTACGCCCGCACGATAGACCCTAGCTTCAAGGTTATTACGGGAAGCTCGAAATATCGCTATCTCATGCCTTTGGACAAGAAAATGAGAAAGCAGATATTGCCATTGGCGAAGCCGTACCCGAAGAAGGAAGACGCCGAAAGCGCATAGCGCAGGCGTTGCTCAAGGTGAAACAGATGAGAACCAAGCCCAAAGCAAAGATTGACCTCGAACAGGTGGAACGCCTCGCGTCTACAGGCGCGTCCATCGAGGACATCTGCAAGGTGCTTGGAATCAGCGACCGCACACTGTACAGGCACAAGAAAGAAAGGTCAGAATTGTCAGCCGCTTTCGAAAAAGGACGGGCCAAGGCCAGAACGTCCTATGCGACTGCGCTTGGCGAGATTGCCATGAAGAAGGAGAACGGCAAGTACGTCTACGAAACAAAGCACCGTCTCAAGGCTATCATGTTCTTCCTAGACCACCAGCCGGGGTGGCAGAAGGGCGGTGTGCCAGAATCTGAACTGTCTCCAACTGTTCCTAGTATTGATGTAAAGATAGACATTCCAAACAACTTAGAGCAGGTGACTAGCGATGCAAGCTGAAAAATACAGCTATCAACCATCGCTTAATCTTTCGCAGGCGCGTTTTCTAGCCATGCCTCATCGCTTTCGGGCGCTCCTTGCTGGCTATGGAGCCGGAAAGTCGTTTGCAGGATGCTGTAGCCTTGCTCGTCACTTCTGGAAATATCCTGGAGTCAATGCAGGCTATTTTGCTCCAACTTATCCACAAATTAGAGATATTTTCTTTCAAACTGTTGCTGAATGCTTTGAGCAGTGGGGGCTTTCCGTGGAAGTGAGGGCTTCGGCGCACGACGTGCTTGTGTTCGACTGCATGGGCAACATGCGCGGGGCTATCAAGTGCCGTTCCATGGACAAGCCGGAGTCCATTGTCGGCTTCAAGATTGGGGCCGCGCTCGTGGACGAGCTGGACACCCTCGCCACGGACAAGGCCGAGGCCGTCTGGCGCAAGATCATCGCCCGAATGCGCTACAACGTCCCTGGCCTCCCCAACCGCGTAGACGTGACCACCACGCCGGAGGGCTTCAGGTTTGTCTACAACCAGTTCGTGAAGAAGCCGATGGAGAAGCCGGAGCTCAAGGAACTCTACGGGCTGGTTCACGCTTCGACGTGGGATAACCAGAAGCACCTCCCTCCCGACTACATCCCCTCTCTGCTGGCAACCTACCCCGAGCAACTGATTAAGGCATATCTCTACGGCGAGTTCGTGAACCTTCAGTCCGGCACCGTCTACAGCGCCTATGACCGCGCCTTGAACGCCAGCGCCGAATCCGTGCAGGACGGGGAGCCGATTTTCGTGGGCATGGACTTCAACGTGGGCAAGATGGCCGCCGTCGTTCACGTCCTGCGCGAGGGCCAGCCCCATGCCGTGGACGAAATCACGGGGGCCTACGACACTCCCGACATGATCCGGCGATTGAAGGAGCGCTTCTGGAGGCACGACGGGAGCAGGTTCGTGCAGACGCGCTCCATCCGCGTCTATCCCGACGCCTCCGGCGGGTCGCGCAAGTCGGTCAACGCCTCCACCTCAGACCTCGCCCTGCTCAAGGACGCGGGCTTCGCCGTCAGCGCCGGAAGCGCCAACCCGCCCGTCAAGGACAGGGTGAACAGCATGAACGCCATGTTCTGCAACGCCAAGGGCGAGAGGCGCTATTTCGTCAACGCATCCCTCTGCCCCAACTACGCCGAGGCCCTTGAGCGGCAGGCGTGGGACAAGAGCGGAGAGCCGGACAAGACGTCTGGCTACGATCACTGCTGCGATGCGGGAGGGTACTATATAACCCGCGACTTCTCCTGCGCCCGCAGGGGGACTTCTGTCTCTACAACGTCAACCCTGCGCTGGTAGCGCAAAGGAGCAAACATCATGGACATTTCCTCTGCGGCTTCCAGCCAGGTCGCCGCTTCCGTGGATACCGTAAGCCCCGAGTTTCTGGCCCAGCGCCAGAGAATGAAAATCTGCCATGACCTCTACACCGGAGCCGAAGGCATGAGGCAGGCTGGCGAGGAATACGTCGAGCGGGGCGACGGAGAAAGCGCCAAGGCGTACCAGACGCGCCTTGCCCGCCCTGCCCTGCTGAACAGCTTCAAGCGCACCATCGAGTACATGCGCGGACAGGTCTTCCAGCGCAACGTGTCGCTGGGCGAAGACGCTGGCGAAGCCTTCGAGGCTTGGGCCGAGGACGTTGACCATCAGGGGAACAACCTCACCGTCTGGGGCGCGAAGACCATTGAGTCCGGCCTTCGGGACGGCGTTGTGTTCGTGCTGGCCGACTACTCCCGCGTCCAGCTCCGCACCGCCGAGAGCGGGGCCGTGGAGTGGCTGGACGAGCGGGACGGGCAGTGGAAGCCCAAGACGCAGGCCGCAGACGCCGAACAGGGCTGGTCTCCCTACCTCGTGCGGGTCGAGGCCGGAGACGTGCTGGACGTGTGGACGGAAACTCAGGACGGCAGGGATACCATCACCCATTTCCGCTACATGGAGCACGGGCTGGAGGATTCCCCGCTCTCCGAATGGAGCAGGCAGGATGTCTGGCGCATCCATGCGTGGTGGCAGGACAGGTGGCAGAAGTACGTCAAGCACGGCGCTGGCGGGCAGTGGGAACTTGAGGCCGAGGGGCCGAACCAGCTTGGCATCGTTCCCGTGACCGTCTTCATGCCGGGGGAGCAGTCGGGACCGAGCACCGCCCGCCCCGCCCTTGCAGACCTTGCAGACCTCAACCGACGCCACTGGGCCGCGTCCTGCGGGCATTGCGAGTTAATGGAGTACGTCCGCAGGCCTGTGTGGTTCGGGCGTGCCATCGGGCGCATCCGCAACCCCGACGGCACCGAGAGCGATGTGGTGGTCGGCGCTGGGCGCATGATTTCAGCCGAAGACCCGCAGGCCGACCTCAAGAGCGTGGGCGTGGACAGCGCCGCCGTCGCGGCTTCGGCGCAGGAGCTGGAAAGCCTCAAGAACGAGATGGCGATGTACGGCCTGCAGCTGCTCCAGCCGAAGAACGGCAAGCAGACGGCGACCGAGGTTGATAGGAGCGCCAGCGAGAACAACTGCACCTTGGCCGCGTGGGCCTTGAAGTTCCAGGACTGCCTTGAGAACTGCCTGCACGACGTGGCCCGCTGGTGGGGCATGGAAGACGGCCCCAGCGTTGCCGTGAACAACGTGTTCAGCAGGCAGGCCAAGGATGACTATCTGCTCGAAATGTACAGGGCCGGAGCCGTCAGCCTTGAGAGCTATCTAACCCTGCTCAAGCAAACTGGCACACTGCCGGACGATTTCGACATCGAGGCCGAGGCCGACAAGGCCGCCAGAGGCACCATGATGAACGGCGCTTCCACTGGCATCGCCTCGCTGGCGTCCATGCTTAACGGCGGGAGGCCGAAGGGGCAGGAGCCGGAGGAGCCGAAGCAGAACGCCCCGCAGGAGGAGCAGGAGGCCTAGCCCGTGACGGACTATGAAGCCTATCTCATAGCGCGGGGTCAGCTCTGGAAGCAGGAGCTGGAGGCCTTCGACGGCGCGGTGGTCGCGCAGCTCTTGAAGTCGATGCGCCAGATCCGGCGCGAGGTCGAGGCCCAGATTGCGGAGCTTGACCTCTCCAGCCCCGCCGACCTGCTGGACAAGGAGAGGCTGGAGCGCCTTGAGGCGTGGATTGATTCCGTCACGGCAGCCGCGTCTTCCATCACGGAGGGCATCGCCGTCGAGGCGGGCATCAGCTCCGCGCTGGCATCAGCCACAGCCACAGTTGCCATGCTCAACCTCGACGGGGCCATCTCCGCTTTCCGCGACGTAGGCCTGACGCGGGAGCAGGTCGCCGTGTGGTATAACGAGGCCACCGAGCTGGTGGACGGATACAGCCTGCGGGGGCTTCTGCAGGGCATGTCGGCGCAGGCCAAGCAGACCATCCTCGATAGCCTTCGCACCAGCGTCACCATGGGCGAGAGCGTCAGGAAGTCCGTGGACAGGCTTCTGCGGGACGCCATGGAAGCGGGGCTGGAGATGACCGAGCGCGGGGCCGTTTCAACGGTTCGCACTGCAATTCAGGCTGGCGCAGTGCAGGCCATGGATAAGGTGTACAGGGAAAACCGCGATCTAATAGCGAAATGGAGATGGGTTGCAAAGCTCGACAATCGCACATGTCCGCAATGTGCTGCGAATGACGGGAAAATCTATGAATTTTCAGACGAATTAAAGCTCCCCGCACACATTCGTTGCCGATGCAATGCAGCACCGGTTCTGAAGAAATACATCGACATGGGCGTTCCAGACGCTGAAATACAGCGCCTCTCCCGTCGATGGATAGAGCGCGAGAAAGGAAACATCGACATGGGCGGGCGCAAGATACTCGACGTCCAGCAGACAGACCGCTGGTTCGGGGAGTGGTTCCCCAGCCTGCGCCCCGACCTGCAGGACTCCATTCTTGGGCCGACGAGGGCGAATGCGGTAAGAAACGGAAGCATTTCGTGGAGCGACCTGACAGACAAGGACGGAAAGTTCCGCACTCTCAAGGAGTTGGGGCTGTCACGAATTGACAGGCGTTCCGGCAAACAGTAAAAAACAACCAGAAACGGCTCAAAGGAAGAGATTTCCGAGCTTGTGCATGGGGCGAGAGGCCCCAAGGAGAAAATCGAATATGGGTATAGATGCTATCGTCGAAAGCACTGAAGGCATGGATCAGAGCATTGCCAGCCTCTACACGCAGGACGCGGCCACTGGAAAGTGGCGTCTTGACGTCAACGGCGGCTTCAAGCTCCCCTCGGAGATCGAGGGGCTGTCTTCCGCTCTGGGCAAGGAGCGCTCCCGCGCAGAGGCTGCCGAGAAGGCGCTGAAGGCCCTGCAGGGCAAGCTGGACGGCTTCGACCTCGATGCCGGACGCGCCGCGCTGGAAAAGGTCTCCCGCATGACGGAAGACCAGAAAGCCCGCGAGGCCCAGTTTGAGCAGAACGTCCAGCAGCGGCTCAACCCCGTTCTGAAGGAGCGGGATGAACTCGCCGCAGAGGTGAAGGACTACAAAGCCAAAATCGAGACCATGCTTATCGACAAAGCCCTGTCCGAAAGCGCTTTCCTCCGCGAGAAGGTGTCGAAAGATCCCGTTCACCAGAGCTACGTCCGCGAGCACTTTCGCGCCAATTTCCGCGTGGAAGACGGGCAGGTCGTGGCCTACGACGCCCCCAACGGCCAGAAGCTCTTCGGGAGCGACGGCCAGCCCTGCAACGTGGACGCCGCCCTTTCCCGCCTCGTCAACGCGTCGCCCATCGGTTCCTCCCTCCTCGCCGGAAGCCAGACCTCAGGCTCCGGCGCTTCCGCTTCCAGCCAGGGCTGGACGGGACAGAAGACGATGAAGCGGTCGCAGTTCGACCAGCTCGATCCGGCCGCAAAGATGAAAACAATCCAGTCCGGCACCCGCATCACGGACTAGCCGGAGCATACAGGAGTCTCTTCCATGGCAAACACCCTCACCAACCTGATTCCTACGCTGTATCAGGCAATCGACATCGTTTCCCGCGAGATCACGGGCTTCATCCCCGCCGTCAAGGTCAACGCCTCTGCCGAAGGCGCGGCCGTTGACGAGTCCATCCGCGTTCCCGTCACGGGCCAGACCCAGACCTACAACGTCTCCCCCGGCACCACGGCCCCCGACAACGGGGACCAGACCATCGACAACGTGGAGATCAAGATCACCAAGTCGAAGATGGTCCCGATCCGCTGGAACGGCGAGGAGCAGCTTGGCTTCTCGAACAACGGCACCTACAACAAGGTGCTCTCCGACCAGATGGTGCAGGCCATGCGCCTGCTCGTGAACGAGGTCGAGGCCGACATCGCCGGAACCTACAAGTCCGCTTCCCGCGCCTACGGCACCGCTGGCACTACGCCCTTCGCCTCCAGCCTCGGCGACGCCGCGCAGGCCCGCAAGATGCTTCTGGACAACGGCGCTCCCATGGTCGATCTCCAGCTCGTCGTGGATTCCGTGGCTGGCGCGAACCTCCGCAGCCTGACCCACCTCACCCACGCCAACGAGGCTGGCACCGACGCCACGCTCCGCAGGGGCACCCTGCTCGACCTCATGGGCTTCGCCGTCCGCGAATCCGCGCAGGTCGCCAGCCACACTGCCGGCTCTGCCACCGGCACCGTGACCGTCAACAACGCCAGCAATTACGGCAAGGGCGCTACCTCCATTGCATGGGACACCGCCACTGCGGCCGCCCTCAAGGCTGGCGACGTGCTCACCTTCGGCACCGACACGAACAAGTACATCCTGTCTGCCGACAACACCGCAACCCCGCTGGTGCTTAACAAGCCCGGTCTGGTCAAGGGCGTGAACGACAACACGGCCGTCGCCATCGGCAACGGCTACACTGCCAACCTCGCCTTCCACCGCGACGCCATCCAGCTCGTCACCCGCGCCCCCGCCATGCCCAACGGCGGCGACATGGCCGACGACGTGATGTCCATCACCGACCCCGTTTCCGGCCTCTCCTTCCAGGTCGCGGTCTACCGCGAATACCATCGCGTGAAGTTCGAGATTGGCCTTGCCTGGGGCGTGAAGCTGATCAAGCCCGAGCACGCCGTCATCCTCCTCGGCTAGGAATTGCGTTCGGTCCAGCCCTGAAGCGCATGGGGCGGGCTACGCGAGAGCGCCCCGCCCCGAACCGAAGGAGGAAGCATGGCCCTTGTGAAGATGCACCACGACGACCCCATAGCAACGGCTGGCCCGACCACTGCGGACGTGCCGGAAGAGGCCGTTGCCGAATGGATGAAGCACGGCTGGTACCTCAAGCCCGAAGACCAGCCCAAGCCGAAGCCGAGGAAGGCCAAGGCCAAAGCCGTCGAGGAAGCCCCCGAAGAGGCTTCCGTCTCCGAGGCCTAGCGGAGGCCCGCATGCCCTACGAGTCCATTCTTATCGTGGAAGACGGCTCCTGCCCCGAGGGCGCGAACAGCTACGCCTCGCTCTCTGAAGCCGACGCCTATGCTCTCCCCAGAGGGCTGTGGACGGCGACCGAGGACGAGGCCGTTATGCGTTCAAGGGAGCAGGCCCTGCTCCGCTCCTCAGACTGGCTCAACTCCCTCCAGTGGAAGGGCCAGCCCGTGGACGCGGACAGGGAAATGGCGTGGCCCCGCACGGGCATCGGCGCGAGGGGCGTGGAAATCGCCTCAGACACCGTGCCTGCCTGCGTGAGGACTGCCTGCATCGAGGCCGCCTGCCTCGTGGCTTCCGGCACCGACTTGTTCGCGGAGCAGGAATACTCCGGCAGGATCACGGCCCGCTCGACCAAGGTCGGCCCGCTGTCGGAAAGCTTCCAGTACGCCAGCCCCGGTGCCTCCACACAGCCGAAGCGGGACGCCCTGACCGCCCGCATTGCGTGGCTCCTGTCCTCCCTGCCCGAAGACGGGAGGACAGGAGCCACGCAATGCGGGCGGTCAGG